CCCTGTTCGGTGATGAGCTGGCACCCAACAAGCCTGTCGTCAATCCGCATTGGAACGCATAGGAGACCATTCCAAACCGGCCCAGGTTCCAGCGGGAATCCTTTCTTAGCCAGATAGGGATGAGGTGCCTTCTGGGTCTGATGCATGATCCAGGCAGCTTTGCGAGCCGCACGTTCAGCGGCTCTTTTTCTATCCGCTTCAACTCTGGCCGCGATCCTGCGGAACTCCCCAGGCTCGGATGATTCACCCCGCCACATTTGCGGCTCACTCATCTGCGCCCAGTTCTGGACCCACCCACGATCCCCGAGATATTTGTACCGGCCGTTCCGTTTGTGCGGGTGGTCTACAGTTGGAACAGATACCCATCGGCCAATCTCGACCGGCCCGAGGATCAATCCGAACGATGTCGCAAAGTCTTGGAAGGTCATAGCGCCTCCGAACCCTGTCGGGCAAGGCTACCGTCAAAAGCATACGAGCCGATGTGCTTCAGCCGAATGAATGGATTCAGGTATATCTTTCCGCCCGTGCTAGTCCACAGATTGCAAAAGCCGTAATCCTCCGATGTGTACATGCCATTTGGCCCTGGCCCAGCGGGAAAGAAATCGAACCCGTCGATCTTCTGGCCGTCTACGGCATCCTGATACGGGGTTGCAACCTTGGACAGGGTTTCAAACACGCTCGAATGAATCAGCATGAATCCGGTCGGCGCATGACTGACCTCGATCATTCCATCATCGTCAGAATCCGCGAGGCCCACGGGCTTGAAGATGTACGACCCGAGCCAGTCCTCCGGCGACTCCTTGAGCTTCAGAATGGCTTCCTTGTAGGCGTCAAAGTTCAGCCGCTTTCGGGGGTAACTGGCGGCACACAACTGACGGTCTGCAAGTATCAACTTCAGGATGTCCCAATCGCCAAAAACGATGTCGGCGTCCAGAAACATCATGTAATCCATGTCGGAATCAAGAAACTTCTTGGCCAGACTGTTCCGCGCCCGAGGGATCAGAGAATCCCCCATCATGACTTCGATATAAACGTGATAACCGCACGATGTGAGGTTTTGAATAGCGCGAATCAGCGACAACGCGAAGTCGCCGTGACACATGCCCCCGAACATTGGGACAGCCAGCATGATTGATATTTGGTTTTCGGCGTTCTTTTTTCTAAGCGCGACGACTAGCTCTTGCATATTGGTAATCATGCGAATCTCCTCGATTTGGCGTATGCAATCATTCTTGAACGAATCCAACCGATCGTCTGGGCCGATGGCGGGCTCGTGTTCTGGCTCAATCCCCTCGGCCAGTTACCGAATTTCTCCTTGAACTTGTGCGCGGCCCAGTTGGGGTTGTAGTTTTTTTGGTTGGCGTACCAAAGAAGCTCCGAATAGAACTTCTGCGGGTTCCAATCGTTCGCTTTCTGCCACCGCGCCAGCTCTTCCATTCGACCCGCTACGGCCTCGATTTGGCTCCGAGCGGGCTTCTTCTCATAACCGCAAGCACACTTCATAGACCCTTTGACCCAGAGCAGGCCGCATTTCGGGCACTTGGACTTGTACTTTTCAGCCTCGGTCGGTTCACGTCTCGGCTTCTCGGCATCGTCCTTCAGCTCATGAACTCCGTTGGAATACACGTCATCCCATGTATCCATGAACCGCATGAAATTTCCCGAGTGACAAAGCCACACACCGAACTTTTTGGATGGATGTGATCGCATGACACGTCCGAGCTGCTGAATGTGACTGGACAGGGACTTCGAGAACGGCCTAGCCGATACACCGATCAGCACATCCGGCACATCGAACCCTCGGGTCAGGATGTCGGTCGCAATCAGGCCATGAATCTGTGTGTCCGGCTTGGCGAAGTCCGCAATGGCATCGCGCTTGAACTCGTCATTGTCTTTGTATGAGATCGGGACGAAGTTGTAGCCCTGCTTGGCAAACTGCTGCGCGAGGTCAGCACCATGGGCCACCCCAGAGCAGAACACGATGGTCTTTTTCGGGCCTCCGAAAATCTCGTGGGTCTTCTTGATCCACTCGGCCACAATGTCGCCTGTTAGCTTCATGCCGCGCTCTGTTGCCACATCCTGCGCCCACTCACCTGCGACCTTCTTCGCACCCGTCATGTCGATCTGTTTAGCGATGTAGACCTTCAGCGGGGCAAGCCAATCCTTCTTGACCAGGAACTCTGTGCTGGATCCTGTGACGACATGCTCGTAGATTTTTCCGAGACCCTTGGTGAACGGTGTAGCCGTCAGTCCGATCACCTTCATGTCGGGCTTGGACTTGATGAACTCAGTCACCGATTTCCTAGCGATATGACACTCGTCGATAATCGCCAAATCGAAATCCGGGAACTCGTCTCGGCTCTCAAGTGTCTGCGCTGAACAGACCTGGATCAGTCGCGCCGGAGCAAAGTTCCAGTGGCTTGCCTGCAAGACGCCATGAGGGATTGCGTACTTGGTCAGCCGGTCGCTCGTCTGGTCCACCAGCACGATCCGATCCATGATGATCGCAGTCCGAGACATCTTCTCTGCGGCTGCTTTCATCAGGTAGATCGCTACTTCAGTCTTCCCGAATCCTGTGGGAGCATAGAGCAGTTGCACCCTATGCCCCGCTCGGAACCCCTCTCGAAGCTCCTCTACGCACTTCATCTGGTGCGGTCTGAGTTGCAGATCCATCTTCTCTCCTAACGACCGAGATCCCCTCGGCTTGGGCCGGTGCTGTGAGCACCTTGCGGTACTATACCATACATGACATGGCATGGGAACAATGTGTTGACATGACAGAAAAAAGCTGTCACCATCAAAACTCCACTGCCAACGGAGTCAACATGAAGCTCACCAATAAGCATGGCATCCCTGAGACATTTGTCAATGTTCTTCGGAGGCCGACCTATTCAAAGGGCAAAGCTCACCGCTCGGTGACGCAGCTCATCAACTCACCGAAGATCGTAGCATTGACTGAACGGTTCCAAGACGAGATCGAATCTGATGTGGCCGATATGGTCTGGTCGCTGTTCGGCTCTGCTGTCCACAAGGTTCTCGAACACGGCAAGGATGACACCCACGTCATCGAGGAGCGTTTGTCTGCGGTCGTGGATGGCTGGACGATCTCCGGGGCCATCGACCTTCAGATCAAACGCGAGGGCGGCGTCTCGATCCGGGACTACAAGACCACCTCGGCCTGGTCTGTGATGAACGACAAGATCGAGTGGGAACAACAACTCAACCTCTACGCTTGGCTGGTCGAGAAGGTCAAGGGCGTCAAGGTGCTGGACGTTGGCATCGTGGCCATCATCCGTGACTGGAGTCGTAGAGATGCTGAGAAGAAGGAAGACTACCCGCCCGCCCCGATCAAGGAGCTACCGATCAAGTTATGGCCCTTCGAGGAGCGTGAGGCGTACGTTGCCGATCGGATTCATAAGCACGCCGAGGCTGACTTCGCCCTTGAAGCAGAGGAGTTGCTCCCACCCTGCACGCCTGAAGAAATGTGGGAGAAGCCAACGGTCTGGGCTGTGATCAAGAAAGGCGGCGTCCGGGCAAAGTCGTTGTTCCACGATGAGCTGTCGGCTCTCGGGGAGGCCAATCGTCTGGGCGGTGATTACGAAGTTCAGGTTCGACCGGGAGAGCGTACACGCTGTGCGAACTTCTGCCCGGTCAACACATGGTGCGCCCAGTGGCGCGAGTATCAAGACGGCGTTCGATTTGAAAAGGAGTAAGCATGGCAACGCTAAAGGAAGAGTTCAATCTGGCCGAAGAGGAGGCATGGAAACAGATCTCAGCCAACGCCCGACAGGTGGGCGGGGATCACTACAAGAAGCTCGGCATCGAGCCGTGGGAAGTTATGGAAGCGCTGCTGACTCACTCGGAGTTCGTGGGATTTTTGAAAGGGTCCGCACTCAAGTATGCGATTCGGCAAGGCTTGAAAGGCTCGGATGACGCTGAGAAGGCTCGCCACTACATTCAAAAACTGCAAGAGGTACAAGGATGGCTGTTCACAAAAAACTGATGCAAGCCCGCATCAAGCTGCAAGGCATGAAGTTAAACAAGTCCGGCGAGAACAAGTTCGCTGGCTACAAATACTTTGAGCTGGGCGACTTTTTGCCGCAGACCATGCAGATCTTTAACGACCTGGGTCTTGCCAGCGTGGTCACGTTCGATACCGAGTATGCCCGCCTCCAGATCATTGACTGCGAGGACGGCACCACTCTGACCATCACCAGCCCCATGGCCGAGGCTAATCTCAAGGGCGCTCATCCCATTCAGAACCTGGGCGCAGTTGAGAGTTATCAGCGTCGCTACCTTTGGCTGGCCGCTATGGAGATCGTTGAACACGACATCATCGACGCATCTCCACAAGTCGAGACAGTCAAGAAGCCCGAGCCGAAAGCGGAGCCCAAGCCCCCGAAGAAAGTCGAAGGCAAAGCGGGGCCGTGGCAGATCACCATCCAAGGCGCAGGCGAAGAGCCTGAATGGCTGGATGAGGTTCCCAAAGCTGTCCAGCTTGCCCTCGATATGGCGACCAACGCCGATGACGTGATGAACATCTTCAAGGTCAACAAACAGATGTTCGATCTGGTCAAAGAAGCCGATCAAGCCATGTGGAAGTCTCTGATGACCACGTTTACCGAAACCAAGAAGAAGTTCGTTAAGGAGTAATCATGTTTGTTCCCCGTCCTAACACCGGCACCCTTTGGCCCAACGAGAAACGCTCAGACAATCACCCCGATGTTCGAGGCGACATCTTTGTTGAAATCTCTCTGCTGAAAAAGCTCATCGCCCAAGCCGATGGTGAGCAGGTAAAGCTCTCTATCTCCGGCTGGAGAAAAGAGATCGCCGGCAAGAAAGCCCTGTCCCTGTCCGTCTCGGAGCCGTATGTAAAAGCCGCTCCGAAGAAACAGGAAGACGACGAAGAATTGCCATTCTGATGAAGACCATCCAGTTCGAGGCCGTCAAGGTCGCGCTCAAACAGAACAAGGACGGGTTCATTCTGACCTTGTGCCTGCATCCAGATGACGCCCCTGATGATCTTCTCAGGGACTTTGTGGGGGCGCGATACCAGGTGGTCATGGTACGGCTGAACGAAGAAGAACAGCCTTTGGACCGTCAAGAATTCGATGGTGCCAAAGCTGTTCGCTTGGCAGGCGTGCTATGCCGTGATCCCGAGTTCTGGGCTTATCTTGAGGACGAAGCCTTGGTGTTTGAACCGAACGAATCAGAAGCTACTGAATGGCTGCGTGGCTATCTGTCCGTCGATTCAAGATCAGAACTCAAGACCAACAACCAAGCACGGGAACTGCTTAACCGAGTCAACAAGGACTTCATGTCATGGAAACAAAAAAACGGCTGATACCGTACTCGGTCTATCTGCCGGCCGACACTCATGCACGACTCAAAAAAGCCGGCAAGAATCGTCAGGCATCCGGCTTGGTACGGAACGCCATAGCGATGATCCTAGACGGTTCTAATGCCTATAAGACCGGCTACAAAGCCGCT